TTCCGGCTGTTCCGGCTGTTCCGGCTGTTCCGGCTGTTCCGGCTGTTCCGGCTGTTCCGGCTGTTCCGGCTGTTCCGGCTGCGCAGAATTATCAACATCGACCAGCCGTGCATAGCCCTTTTTGACCAGTTCGCGACCGTGCTGCTCCTGCGTCTCCAGTAACTCCCCCTCAGACACAACTACACCGCCGAAGTAAATTGGTTTAACCGCGATAAGCTTCATGGTATTCCCTCAAATATTGCGGCCCGAAGGCCGCACAAGATATTACTGACCGCCAGACGCCGGAACAGTGAATGAGCCATAAACAAAGGCTTCAGGACGTTTAACGGCCAGCGCCAGGCGCTCTTCGCAACGGATTGTGATCATGTTTTTCTCGAAGTCGTCGGCGTTCTCAGTAGAGATGACAACGTTCGTTTCTTCACGGTCAAAAATCTGCGCACCGGCACTAAATGCCCCGGTCAGGAATTTACCCTGGAATGCCGTAGCTTCTGTCGCAACGACCGGAAGGCCCCAAAGAGTCGGCCCCGTCAGAGCTGCAGGGTTTGCCAGGATGTAGCGGCCCAGCGTGTCTTTGGTCAACTCAATTTTCGCCCAGTCAATGAAGTGCAGGACGTGTCCGGATGCCGGGAAGCGGGCAAGCTGAGCCTGCAACATCGCGAGACGCAGATCGTCAATACCGTTCTGATTCTCAACCTGAAACGCTGCCGCAAATGCTGAAGCCTGCGGAATGATGCCTTCCAGATGAGCGCCAGTACCATCGCCGAACAGAATTTCCTGCTCTTCGACATACTTCAGGCCGAAGCGCATTTCAGCATCGACCTGAGACTGCAGTTGCGAAAAGTCATCGAGGATCTGTTTGGATGCCTTGAAAAGATGCGCAATGGTTCGAACTGGCGTGATTTTTTCTGCAAACTCAATATTGCTGTACGGTTTGGTCGTATTTTCTGCGACCGCCGCTGCGTTATTGGTAAAGCCAGTTTGCTGCACCCAGTAAATGGTGTTTGATGCCGTTGTACCTGGCGCGATCAGATCGCGGATAAACAGACGCTGCTTAGGCGCGGTATCAATGCCCGGCAGGCGGTCAGGAGCAACAATATTGCCGGGGACATTGGCGGTGAGTAGCGCTGCCTTCACCGGAATTGAAATCCGCTGGCTGGCCGCGACGCTGGCAGCAAAGGTTTTCAGCGCTTCAGCAGAAATAACCTGCTGACCTACAGATTCCACAACTTGCTTTGCATTTGCCAGCGGCATCTGCGCAACATGCTGCTCCAGTTCACCCAGCGCGGCTTTAAGAGTTTTTTCGGCTTCTTTCAGTGCGTTGAGCTCAGATGCCATTTTATCCACGGTATCTTTGGTTTCCGCCGACAATTTGCCGTTCTTCTTAGCCTCAGTCAGTGCCTCTTCCGCTTTGGCGTTAAATTTTCCAGTTGCTTCTTCAATGGAGGCGGTGACTTTTTTCAGAATCTCGTTTACATCAGACATAAATGGTCCTTATTTGACTAACGCCGCAAGAGCGCTTTCAAGTGAATTGAGGGTTTCAGATTTGATTTCTTCGGTAGCGCCCGGCTTACCATCGGGATCGGTAACAGCGCCCGGCGTGTTACCTGTTAATGCTTTGATTAATTTCCGGCGCTCGGACCGGGGGGTATTTGTTTTCGCCAGCAGTGCATCAAGTTTGCGAAGCGCAGCTGCAGGTGATTCGTCGCCGTCGCTGACCGCATCAGCTGAAAGCAAACTGTCTGCCAGTCCCTTCGCCACAGCATCGCTGCCACCGATATAACTTTCGGTATCCATTAGTTTCTGAACGGCGGCAATATCAAGGCCGGATCGCGCCGCATAAATATCAGCCATTGCGGTATCGAATGGCTCCAGTGACTGCGCCAGTTCAGCGAAGTCATGGCGGTTTCCCATCGCGTACACCCAGCAATTGTGGATCATCAGAAAGGCACCGCGGCCAATCTGAATATCATCCCCGGCCATCGCAATTATTGAGGCGGCACTGGCGGCAATGCCCAGCACCTTCACCGTTACACGGCCTTCGTATTCGCGGAGGAGGTTATAAATAGCCAGCCCTTCGAACATGTCGCCGCCCGGCGAGTTGATGTTTACCGTCACATCTGCACCGTTCATTGAACGTAGTGCGCCGGAGATGCGTTTTGCCGTGACCCCCTCATCCCAGTAATCACGTCCAACAACATCAAAAATAGAAATAGAGTTGTCATTATCGGATGCAGCCCTGATCCCACCATTCCAGCGCTCAAGCGCTGAGGGCTGGGGCTCACTGGTAACACCCGCGCACGGGCGCCCCGCCGGAGCAACCGGAAGTTGTCTAATTGTCATGGGCATTGGCTCCTAAGCAGCCTGTTTAAGTGGCGATTGCTCGAAAGGAATATCAGGGAATACGTGGTTATGAAGTTCTCTTACAGCCAGCGCCTGAACCGCCGGGTTGCTGTTTTCAAGATTCTTCAACTGAGTCAGGTTGAGCTGAACTGTATAAATATCCCCGCCTTCAATTGGTGGCATATTTTCCAGCCTTCGCACATCGTTGCGCGACATCCAGCCATTCTGCAGGGCGCTGGTATAGTACGCCGCACGTCCTGCGCTATCGGCTCGCAGAAGCCCCTCAACAGAGAACTCAGCAAACAAATCCTCATCACTGTTCAGAAGACAACGCGAGATTTCCTGCTCAATATTGACCAGTAGGGGGCGCAGAGTATGGGTCAGGAACAGCATGTTCATCCCCTCAAGACTCGAAGCCCAACTTGATTGTTTTGTCGTATGGCCGACCATAAATGGCGGTACGCGAAACCAGCGACAAATTTCCTCAATACTGAATGAACGGCTTTCAAGGAGCTGAGCGGCCTCCGGGTTCATAGTGACATTCTGGTAAGTCAGTTCATTTTCCAGAACCATCAGTTTCCCGGCATTTTTAGAACCAATAAAGTTCTGGAGGGCCTTGCGAAGCCTTTCTCGCTGCCCTTCGTTTAGCGCAGTTTTCGAAGAAAGAAAGCCAGTACTTTGCAGGCCATTCTCGAATATTTTCGCGGCTGCTTCATCTACCGCCATAGCCGCGCCGAAAACGTCAACCCCGGCCATTGTAGGCATCATCCCGCACACACCATCAAGACCAAACCCACGAATGTGCATCATCCTGTCTAAAGGAATGATCCGCGGAACGCCATTTTCCGTGTAGGTGTACTGTAATTTTCCACTATCGAGTCGCTTTACAACCATTTTCTGAGGAAGAAGCGGAACCATTGATACCAGCTTGTTACCAATGAAAAACTTTTCGACAAAAGCATTACCACGCAGACAAATGCTGGCCACAATCATCAGCATGAAACGGGAAGGTGTCATTTCCGGGTTAGGGCGCCTGCATAATATCTGGTATGCAAGATTATTCTGAGCCAGTTTTCTAGATCCATCTGACTGTCTCTCGTAAATTTTTAGCGGAAGCGTGGATACCGACTCACTCAAGAGCCTCACGCACGCCCAGACGGTAGAAAGCCTGATAATTTTGTCAGCGGTGACAACTTTTCCGCTACTGCTGGTCCCGAACCACTCCTGCCAGAATTCACCGGTAGTCAGGCCAATGGGAACACCAAGCCAGTTTAAAAGGGCGCTCTTAACGCGCCCTGGTTGCTGTTTATTCTTAGCCATCAGATACCCACTATGATCGGATCGTCAAAAAAGCCCTCAATATCACCATCATCAGGCTCGTAACCTTCCGCAGCACCAATTGCCATCGCCGACGCAACCACACCATCTATTCGACCAGTACTCTTTTTCTTGGCGAATATGCGGTTTTCTTTTTGGTCGGCTTCGGTTACGGCGGAAGCAGCGTTCCATCGGAGGCAGGGGTTAGTTTTAATAATGATTACGCCATCATCCAGCATCTGTTCAAAGAGTTCGATGGAATGAGGCATCCACAGTCCTGAATCCTGCGCCTTGTAGTATCCCTGCCCGTGAGGAATAAGCGGTACTGATACAGAAGCGTTTTCCAGTTCCGGTTCAAGATATTTGATGCGGTACTGGTCGAAGGCGATCGCCTTGATATCGAACAACATGGAAAGATCAGCAATGCGCTCGGCAACAAAGCCATATTTCACCGCCTTTCCGGGAGTGGTATGAATATGGCCTCCCCGTTCCCATGCGTCATAAGGTACGCGGTCTGTTTTCGCTCTATCCAGCAAAGTATCTTTTGGTGTCCAGAACTCCACCAGCAGCTTTCTTTTTTTAGGGAAAAAGAGCGCCAGAGACGTAAGGTCTCGAGTTCCTGAAAGGTCCAGGCCGCCATAACATTCTTCTCCCTGCAACTCCTGCAGGTCAAAGTCCTCTTCGCACCCCATCCACACATCGCTACTCATCCAGGGGTTATCGGCATCCACCCACTGACAGAAGTTTAACCGCCGAACAATGCTTTCCTTCGACGGCATCCCCCGGGCCTGAGTAACCTGCTCACGCAGGTAGCGATCGGTAAAAGTATGACCAAGAGAGGGGTTTGCTTTTTTCCAGCAGGACTCGTCCTTGAATGGGTCTTCTCCTTCGTCCAGGGAGCAAATGAAAGAAAAGAAACTGTCGTCCTCAATCGAGCCTTCGGCAACTTTCCGCCCATACTCGTGATAGTCGTAGCAGACGCTGGTTTTGTCGTGGCCGCTGTTAGTGATCATAAAAATCAACGCCTGGCGACGACCTTTCGTCCCGGCGCGCATCATTTCCACAACCTGGTTGTTTTTGTGCTCGTGAATTTCGTCAATCAGAGCACAGTGTGGGCGTGGCCCTGACTGCCCATCATCCGAACTTATAGGCCGGAAAAATGAGCCGGTCTGAAGAAACGCAAGGTTCCACTCTTTCCCGGCGCCGCCTGATTTATTTATTCGCTGTGCTAACGCAGGGGACTGATCCACCATCGCGACAGCATCACGAAAAAGGATCATGGCCTGGTCTTTTTTCGTCGCCGCTGCGTAGACTTCTGCGCGAGGTTCTTTATCGGCAACCAGACAGTAAAGAGCAATGCCCGCTGCAAGCGGGGATTTGCCAGAGCCTTTGCCTGACTCGACGTAAGCCATGCGGTACCGGCGATAGTCGTCTGAGTTTTTCCAGCCGAATATCGAACCTACAATAAAGCACTGCCACGGCAGCAGGTTGAAGGGTTTACCTTCATGCTCACCGCCGTTGAGCTTCAGTACTTTGGCAAAAAAGTCGATAGCACGCTGCGCCGCTGCAACATCCCATACCAACCCGCGAGCATGGCAGGATTCCAAATCTTTGAGATGTCGTTTACAGGAGTTTCTGATATCAGGCCCGGCGATTTCTTTTCCGGAGTCTACATCCCGTGCATATTGCGTGGCGGGATCAACCGAAGAACTGGTTGAGCGGGTCTTCTTCTTTTTCTCCACCATCTACTTTCACCTTCGTCCTGGCTGCAGGTGTAAGACCGAATTCAACCAGATAACTTTTGAAACGGCGATCAGCGTCGGCCAGCATGGCTACAGCCGGATTTGCCTTAATCAAAAAGCCGCCATCGGTCTGCACCGTATATGTTCGGCCCTCATCGGCGATAGTGAGGCGCAGCTGCAAAATGTCGGCATAAATATCGCAAAGACGCTCCAGCGTCAGCGTATCTGCAACGGTCAGAATCCCCATTCCGTCGAGTAGCATGGTGAGTTTTCCCCAGGCTACTTTTCCCCAGTCAGTGAGGTGCTCTGGAGGGCTTGGGATTTCTCGCGCTGGCGATGGTTCTTTGTCGTTAAGTTTGCGTTTGCCCGGGTTGCCGGTAACCACTTTGAGGTGGGTCGGTTTCGGGCGTCGTCCTGCCATCGGAACCTCCCGGAAAAAAACTTTTCATTTCGCGGTTGTGCACAAAAAGGACTGGCGGCGGTCATTTAGGTTCGAGGTTCTGAACTTTTGACCCGCCCCTCCCCCCTAAGATGAGAATCGATATCATTTGAATGCTAATGATTTCAAATGACAATCACATTTGAATTGTATTGATAATGGTTATCACTTAAACCAATGAGAGGTCGGGTCCAGTGGCATCCCGTTTTCATCGCAGCCAATCAGGGTGCCACGCTTCTCCATTCGCTGCTTCGTTGAGTCGTGGTGCTGCTTGCACAGCCCTTGCCAGTTCTTCCGGCTCCAGAAAAGCTTTTGCGCCTTCGCTATTTCCTGGCTGTCACCAGAGCGCAGAGCCTCTTTCAGTTTGTGCGGGATGATGTGGTCAACCACCGTTGCCGCTGTCACCCTGCCTTGCTCCTGGCACATGACGCACAAGGGGTGCGCACGTAGGAAGATAAGACGCTCTCGGTCCCACTTGCTGCCGTAGATACGTGGCTCTTTGTTCACGTAATCGCTCCTTGAGCATTATCACAGGCGCTCAGCGAGTGCCTGCTGTAATGCCTTAGCTCGCCTGCTCTGCGCCGCTATCAAACAGCGTCAATGCTTCAGTAGACTCCTGAATTGCCTTCATGGCCTTTGCCACGTAGGTGTTCTCAGTTGTGACGCGGTTGTATTGCTGGACGAACATTTGATACTTGAGATCGTCGTCCTGTACGAATTGAATGGCTTCTTTCGCTGCGGCTGTGTCATAGCCCAGCATTGCAAGCAAGTTCATTCGAATCTGTTGAGCTGAAGTGATCTCTGCCATGTGTTACCTCTGTGCGATGTGGGAGCATTATCGAAGCCACTCGGCAGAATGGCTCCTGTAATGCTTTTGCATTTATCTTTGCTGCGGGTACAAGCTGAACGGTTGCCTTACGGTTGCCTGTTACGCACAATAAAAAAGGCCGCATATAAAATGCGACCTTTGGTTGGTACCAGTTAGAAAACTAAAATCTCACAGGAGCCACCCGGGAGAGGCTTTTCTGCTCTTTAACTGACCACTGCGGTTTCGGTGTTGGCTGGCAGTGATAACGTGATGATAGCTTCATTTAAGTTATCGATACCATTTAAATATCGAAAGAGCTCATTGAACCAATCATTTTCAACTTGCCGGAACATTCAACCAGAGCAACAGGTATCTGTGCTGGTTTTTGATGGCTATTCCCAGCGCTCCCGGATGAGGCCGGTAACTAACAATTTATTCGACGGTTCCTTCAGCATTGACCCATAGGTCTAAATTTTTAATGTAGCGCTGGATGGGAACATAAATAACCATTCCATCCCCAAAATGAACAGATTTTATAACACACCCTTGTGGGGGAAAAAATTCCCCATCAGCCGGAGGCCAGGTCGAGCGCTCATTGCCGTAACGATAACCGCATGGAAGTCGTGGTAGTGAGTTTACTGTCATGAGTGGCTACTTAGTTAAGAGTGGTTTGAGAGCCTATAGTGCATGACCACCACTGGATTAGATACAAACATTTCATTGCTGACTGTTTGAATGCCACGTTTTCAAAACTTTTATTGAGGTGAGCGATTGAATATTAAGCATTAAATATGCCGGGCTTTATGTTTACTTATCTTGCGCCTTTCACTGTATGTTGCGGACAATTGGCCTGTACTGCTTTGTTGTGCGCCAGGATGTCACGCTTGGTCTGCTTATCCAGCACGTCGATATCGTGGTCGGTCAGGTAGATGACCCTCACCCAGATGCAGGCCGTATCAACGACTACCGGGGCGGGTAAACTTTTCGCGCAGCTCGCGATCAACATCGTCATCGCCCATACGCTTAACGTCTTCCTGTACATCGCTTGCCCCTTTCGTGACTTCAGCACGGCGTTCTGCCGCGGCGACAGTAGCAGCGGCGTTCTCTTCGGTACGTTGCTGATCAGCTTTGGCTTTCGCCTTACTGGCCCCGCGAGCATGACCAATGCCGAACGCGCCAGCAATAGCACCCAGGATGACGACCACCAGTCCCGCGATAATTTCAAAGCTCATTGCTGCTCCTTCAGTTCGTCGGCCTTTTCTTTCAATGCTGGCTGGCGTACGTATTGCGATAGTACGGCCAGCACCACCAGCGCAGGGCTAATCAACGCAACGATGTTTGGCGGCAGGATGTTTTTGATATCCGGCGGCAGCACCGCCCAGGCGTGCAGCGCAGCATCCGGGAACGACTGCGCCCATACACCAACCAGCGCGCCGATAGCTCCCAGCTTTACAGACCACGTTTTCAGCAGCAAGCTGGCATGCCCTACGAACTCCAGCCGGGTATATTTGCGCAGAAGTAACAGAACGAGCACAGCCACCAGCACAAGCAAAGCGAAAATGATCATCTTCACAGGACACGCTCCTTAACCCAGCCGTAGAGAAAATCCTCGTTGGCTTCGCGGCCCTCCGCCAGTTCGAGGTATCTGGCACCCTGGCTGCAGTTCAGCGCACGCAACAGAACCTGTTCACCCTCTTTCCCGCGGGCGGAAAGGTATCCCTTAAGCGCGGTGATGGTTCGGGGACCAATGGCACCATCCGGAATCAGATCGGGATACAGCTTTCCGCGCATATTCATTGCGGTCAGCCAGCGCTGGAAAAAATTACTGGCTACAGATGGCCCCATGTTCACGCCAGTGTCGCAAAGCTCATCTGCCAGTACCGTAGATAGAGCTGCCACCTGGTCAAACCGGGGGCCGGTCCAGTAATCGCTCAGCAGGATTTGCTTTGCTGTTTCCCTGGGCAGGTTCCGCATATCACCGGTGTAGCCATGTGCACGCGCGGTGGTCTGCGTGATGCCCCAGCGGGTCGGCCCGCCTTTATCCGACGGATGATCGACATAACCACCCTCCTTGCCGAGGATCCCCTCGATAATCTGATCTGCTGTCATGGCGCCTTAACTCCGGTAATGCGTTCCCAGAAATAGGTCAAAGCAACAGAACCCATTGCCCCGCTAATTCCGGAAGTGGCCAGTATCATGTAAATGCTCAGTCCGCTTTCAATGCTCACCAGGCCAGCAATAACGCCGGTAAACCCTGAAACCACCATTTGGGCAAGAGCATTGATCAAGCTCCATGTTGCCTTGCTCTGCTTCACATCTATCAGGTAGCGGACAAGTCCACCCCAGCAAGCAATGATCAGCAGAACCAGCCAGGACATCCCGGCAATGCTCTCTTTGTCTTGCATACGTTTAGCCATAGTTACCGCCTCCGATGAAAAATCGGGAAGCTGTGTGTTTGAAAAGGGTCAGGCCCGTCAGGCTGGATTTAACAACGAAGCGTGTCGATGATGATTCCTGCGGGACCTGATAATAAAAAAGCCATGCAAATGCATGGCCTTGTGATTTGAATCCGTTATTTACAAAATGTATTCGAGACAGTATCTTTCGACTTCCGGACAAAAAAACATATACCGGGACAAAATCTAAATGTAACTGCCTTGCCTGCATGAAACCATGCGGGCTTTTTTTTGCCCAAAGAAAAAGCCCACCGAAGTGGGCCTTACAGCTATCATCATTTTTTATTAGGTGTGGTGCCGGGTGCCTCCCGGTAAGTCGCCGCCAGTCCACAGACGACTCGCAATGCGCAAAAAAACATATCAGACTGGCAATGCCCCTCCGCATAGGGGGATTCACCACACCAGAAATTTAACATTCAGTCTTTCTGGTTTCAATACTCTGTATGGGTCCACCACATATTGCAATTTTTACTCTCACGTAAAATATAGTCCACTGGCGTCATCAGTTCGAGTGATTTATGTGGCCTTTTGCTGTTATACAGCACCAGATATTCAGCCATTCTTTGATTAAACAAATTCAGGTCCTCAAAAAGCAACAATTCATTGAATTCAATAAATTGTTCTCTAAGTGTCCGGTTAAATCGCTCACAGGTCGCATTCATTTTCGGTGTGTACGGATAGGTCCAGATGTGTTTAATCGAGGCTTCCTGTAGCGTTTTATCAAAGTTACCGAGGAACTCCTTACCGTTGTCAGTGACAACTTGTCTGATAGCGACAGGAAAGAGCTTTGTGGCCTTGCTGAAGAAATGGCTGGTAATATCGCTGTTGAGTGAAGGGACCGCCAGGGCCAGCGCATAGTCGCTGTGCTCGTCGATCATGGTAATGATATAGCGGCGTAGGTCCCCCATCCTGAGTTCAATCGCGTCCATCCCTATGAGTTCGCCTGTTTTTACCGGGCGGTATTGTTTTGGTCTTCTGGGCTTCACTGAGCGTTTTTTTATCAACCGGGCTTTGCCCCTGGCGCTGAGGCGTACGGGGATCATCCGCATTTTATCGTGAGCACCAGCAATGATTCTTCCAATGGTTGACGTGCTGGGACAGGTAAAATGCCGCGCTTCACACCATGGTTTCAGCCTGACAAAAATCTGCTCTTTGCCGAGATTGGGTAACTCAGTTCTCAGACGCCTGATCTCCTTGAGTACATCAGGATGCCAGTGCCTTGAACGGCGAACCAGAGGGGCTTTGCTTCTTGGAATTAGTGCTTCTGGACCACCGGTGCGCAGTAACCGGCGCCACCAGTAGAGCGTTCGTGTTGATACGCCAAAAGCATCAGCTGCGGCACGGATACCATGCTTATCCCAGAAGTTCAGGGCCTTCATTCTTAACTTCGCAATCTCGGGCATAAGAGAGTGTTTCATCGCATAAGCAGTTGCTCGGTAATACCCAAAATAGCCGACACCGATATGCTGCATCAACATCTGGCAATCCCTCCTTTAGTGTTCTGAGGCAATTGCAATATCTCTGTGAACTTACACATACTCTGCTTGTCTGAGGTATCGGCTCACCATAACCGCCCAGCCTGATGTTATCAGCGTGTAGCGGCTTGTTTTTCTCTTTGATAAAATTGATTCGCAAATGATTAAAACATCAACTGGTGAAAATATGAGTAAGTACTCAGACCTTTTACAGGTAATCAAGTCACGGGTTTGCCAAAATAACAACTTCCCCCAAACATTACTGGCAGACTCACACAGTTACAGAACCAGGCAGGTTTGGTACCGAATAGGACAAATATTCACTCTTGAATGTATTCTCGATGAGTACAGGAAACATTTTTCATCGGATTATTATTATCTTGATAACGATAAGGCTCTTCATCACCTTATCTTCGAAATGACCAAGTGGAAACCTGAAGAGATTAGAAGACTCTCGCTAAACGACTGTCTCTTTATCATTGCCAGTCAACTAAAGCCCAGTTATATGTCAGAAGATGCTGCCGCTGTCCTGGCGTCACTCAATCTGCCGACTGGCCACTATCCTGTTGAGGATTTTCCACAAGAGGACTGGGATCCCAGGGAAAACTCAGCATTCCTTCAAAGCTACCAGTAGCGACTCGCCCAATCTCCGCAGAGATCTGACTCAGCCGCTCCTCAAGAGCGGCTTTTTCTGCTATCAGACGGTTGAAGTGGGCAAGATAGATTTTCTGTTGCCCAAGCCAGTCTTCTAGCTGTTGAGTGGTCATGCCCGGGTTAAAAAAATATGGTTGCTGCATAGCTCCCCCTTGATAAGTTACGCATTATGATCGGGATTCGCTTCAGACGCTGGCCCCTCTGCCGTTCTGGTGCTGGTTGACGGAATCGAACCGCCGACATCCTGCTTACAAGGCAGGCGCTCTACCTTCTGAGCTAAACCAGCAATCTGGTTCAGGGCTCTGCGCAGAGGGCTTTAACGTATCGTGCAGCACGTCTCTACCCAAGAGCCCTGACCGGAGTGCAGAAATGACAAAGCCCAAGGGGGTTAGCCTTGGGCCTTTAATTTATTTCATGCAGCTCAGTTCGCTTTAACGTCCCGAGCCTATCACAATTCAAGCAGTTTCTGGCTCACTTTGCAAGTAAAATCTGTCGCCATTTGTGCCGAATGCGTCACACATTGGTGCGTACAGCATCGATTCTGCCAAACTAAGCCACGTATCAACTCTGCGTCTACAGGTCATAAAGCACCAGTCGGGATGCTTTTCATAGAGCTCTTCCGCTATGCGGCGTTTGCTCTTCCGTAACCGGTAATGCTCCACCAGCAGGTGATACAGCTCTTTGTGACCACCTGTAATAAGGACTGCCCCCAGTACCTTATCAATCAGCAGTCCTTCATCGTCTGTACAGAAGGCCAGGCCGCTTTTGTTTTTCCCCGCGAGTATTTCACGAAAAAACGCCTCAAGCTCTGGCTTCGAGATGCCAGACTTCTTCATCCGGCGTAATGCTTCGTTGATGGCTGTTTTAGTGACTTTCCCGGAAGCCAGTAACTGGTTAAACATATTGCCGCCACTACAGCCGCCGATGTAAGACCAGCGGCCCCACATGCGCAGCTTCCCTTGAATCCAGATGGCCTCAAGCGTTTTCAGCCTGACCATTTCACCAGCTTTTCCAACCTCGGACGGGTTAATCATTATGCGTTCTCCACTATGCCAGCACGCCAATTGCCAGCGAACGATCCAGAAATCGAAACAGCAGCTCCAGCTGTGAGCCGTGCTTCTCCTCAAATGCCACGGTGTCAGCGTGCAACTCGTCGTGATGCGCTCTGCAAAGCGGCAACACAAACAGGTCATGCGCTTTTGTTCCCATTCCACCTTGTCCGTGGCCTATCAGGTGATGGGGATCATCTGCTGGTTTGTTACAGCAGACACACTGCTGGGACTTAACCCAGCGCGTCCAGCTCTCGTTTACCCAGCGGCGGCGTTTTGGTCGCAGCATGAATGATTCCGGCGTTTCAGGATCTACGCGAAGACCGAGAATCTTTTTCTGCACCACTTCGCTCGCCGCTGGCTCCGGCACAATATCGCTCTCCTTCGTCACTGGTTGATGCTTTATTTCCGGCAATCGCAGGGCTTTACGGGCCAGCGATTCAGGGATTACGTGCGCCAGATTGTTTATCACCAGCCACCAGCACAACTCCGGGATCGTCAGTTGATGGTCTTCGTTGAACCCCAGCTGTGAGCGGATGACCGTTATCAGCCAGGATACCAGGTTCCCACGCGCAATGCCTGCCAGCGTCTCTGTGTACTGATCACGCAGCAGATTATCGCAGGCCCAGCAAAGGCGGATGCTGCCAGGCTCATGCCGGAACAGCGTAAAATTTTCGCTGTGCCATGAGCCGTGGGGATACTGGCATTCAAAATGACGCTCCAGCTCGGCCTCCAGCGAGCTGATACCACCCGCGCGCAGAATGACGTCTTTGTTTTCGAATACTGGCTTCAAAACCGGGTCTTCTGCCAGTGGCTGCGTGGCGGGAGGGATGGCGCCGGTTGCGTAGTCGCTGTATTTTTCCGGTGCAGGCTCAATCAGTACCCGTCCTCTCCTGAACATCGGCATGAGATCAGCACCTGGGCGAAGAAGTACCACGCCCATGCGTGGGGCAATCTCAGGGGTTAGTAGTGCTCTCATATCATCTCCACGTCAGGCAACTGCACGAAAACGTCGGATGGTGATTTCTACTTTCCCTTTCTTCACGATGTTCCCCCACTCCACCAGCATGCGCTTAACCTGACTGTCGTCTTCCCAGACGCCTGTTAGAGTCAGGGCATCGAACAGCGCTTTGTTGTAGTTATCGATATCCCGACGGCGCTGATCAGGCGGATACAACACAATGTGAACCTCAGCCAGATCAGAGGATGGCCGGGGAACGGCTCGCAGTTGCTCAATAATCGCCGCTCTCGCTGCCTGCTGGAACTTGCGCCCAGTCTCGCTAACCAGATGCCTGCCTTTCAGCGGTCCCTTGCTCGGGGCGCGCCAGTAACTATTTACGCTCGGTGGAAATGGTAAAGTCAGTTTCATTTAGCCCCCTTAAAGGATCGCTACAACGTCTTTTGCGACTTCCCGCGTACTGCTTTTGCAGGAAATCGAACGGCGCGCTTTGATGAATTCCAGGTTAAAACCATGCTCCCGGTACAGGTCGAGAACCTTCGGTGCAGATGAGTTAGAAATCACTACCCGAGCGCCACGGTGAAAGGCAGATACACATTGCTTCGCCAGGTCCACCTGGTTATCCCAGCTAAAACCACCAGCGGCGTAGGCGGTGAATCCGGTTGTTCCCGGCATCGGTTCGTAAGGCGGATCGCAGTAAACCACATCCCCTTTCCCGGCCAGGCTGATAGTTCGGCGATAGTCAGCAGTCATGAAGACGCAGTTATGCGCCATAGCCGCGAAGGCTTTCATCTCATCCATCGGGTAATACGGGGCCTTGTAGCCTCCCCAGCCCACATTGAACTTGTTCGCCTGGTTGTAGCGCATCAGGCCATTGAAACAATGCCGGTTGAGATACAGGAATGCAGCTGCGCGTTCTGTAGCCTCCAGCGTCTGAGCGTTGAACTCGGAACGGATCAGCTCATAGCCATCTGGTGACCGCATGTGCTCAAACATCCAGCGGGCCTTTAATTCCACTTCATCCGGCACCACCGCTAACATCTGATACAGATTAATCAGGTCCGGGTTAACGTCCGCCAGCAGGTAATCTGCGTGCTTATCGCTGTTCAGGAATACCGACCCACCGCCAACGAATGGCTCTATCAGACGTTTCCCTGCCGGGATGTGCACGAACAGGTCAGCCAGCTGGGTATACTTTCCACCAGCCCATTTCAAAAATGGCTTGCTCATGAGCGGAACCCCGCTGGCACTGTATAAACCACATTGGCGAAACTGGATTTGAAACTATCATCCTGCTTAACCCACTTGCCGCCAGTCCAGGCTGGGCGTCCGGCGGCCTCCCATTTTTTGGCCTTGTCGAAATACTCGACGCAGTTCTCGGGAGCAAACAGCGTTTTGGGCCGCAGGTAGTCGCTCATCTTCGGATCCTGAGCCCATTTCGCGTTCAGGTAGTCAACCACCAGCATCAGGTCTTCAGGGCTGTAATCTTCGGCCACGCGTCCACGGATATAACCCAGCGTCGTTTTGGTTCGCCCCCCCTTGCCATAGGTCGAGTTGGTTACCCGATTGAAATGATCCAGAACGAGATCTGCCGGATCGGTCTGGTCTGGTTGCAGCGCAACCGGACAAGAGTCTTTACCTGTAATCTCTGTAGTACTCTCTGTTGTATTCTCTGTAAGATCATCGTGCCAATTTGACCTGATGACAGCGGTTCGTTTTGACCCGGTGGAGCGTTTCACAATGACCTCTTCCATCGTGTCATTTTGACCTGATGGAACGGCGCATTTTGACTTCTTCGATTTGGTCACTTTGACCTCATCTAAAAGCTCGCTCTCGTTGTTGATCGTGTAGTAGTTCGTCATGTCGCGCTGGGACTTGTTCAGCTGCTCAACTTTAAGCACGCCCATGCTCTTCAGCCGGGTGAAGGTGCGCTTCAGAGTGGATTCAGACCAGAACGGGAATTGCTCCAGCCATTGCTCTGTCGTGTTGTAGATCCAGCGTACGCCGTCACGCTCCAGCCCTGAGTTAGTCTCCTGCAGCCAGTAGTTAAGCTGCTGCAGCGCAATGGCTTCATTCAGGCCGATGCTATAGGCAAGGTCAGGATTGATGACTATCGGCCTTGATGGCATTAACAGGCTCATAAGACCCCTCTATTTCCCTGAATTTTCGTCTGAACTGCTCGAGGGGGCTGAAACACTCGTGCTTATACCCTTCGCGCAGGTATATAACACGCTGTGTCTGGGGCTCCCAGCGTATGACCCTGACCGGGACGCCGTAGTGATCTCTGAACCATCGGTTGAGCTCTCGCATACTTTCTCCGCCTGGCCGTTAAAGTCCCCTACCACCCACTGAGCAAACTGGTAGCAGACAGGTTCGAAACCGCCTGGTACTCTTACCCCATACACGAACTGCACCGGTCCTGCTCCACCAGGAACTGGCCGCGCTACAAGTTGCGACCTGCGGTATTGTGTTGATAAACTGTTCATGCGTTAGTAATCTCCACTGATAACGACACGCCACGACGCCAGGAGCTGCAACTCGCTGGCGTCACTTCTTTTTGCGTGCAAATAACGTGATAATTGCCGCAATCTCTTCTTCACGCGCAGCCAAGTGGCGGCGGTGATGCACCATGATTTCTTCAGCTTCATGTCTTTCGATTACCCCATCCTCAAGTGCCTGTTCGATAATCTGATCAACCTGTCCTCTGGCGGCAGAGGTACGCATTGCCCGGCTGAACAAGTCCACGCGATCCAGCTCTTCCAGGTGCGGAACATCCACCAGCAGAGCACCACGGCGGCGAGCGAAGTAATCAGCCAGTAACGACGTGTTGGAAATGTCTTCCATCGCTTCCAGCTCGCTGACTTCGAAGAAACGACAGCCGTTTTTCTCGTAAAGATTGTTGTTAAACTGCGTCACCGTCATTCCCAGTGCGCCAGCCATTGCTTCGCGCCCACCTGGATATGCTTTGCACATCGCTTTGACGGCTTCTTTGAGGTTTGGCTCTACCATCTTGATTTACCTTTTGTAGTTATCGAATAACCGCTTAAGCAGTACGATTATTTGCACTTGGTACGTCATCTGTTTGATAGCGACTTGGGTACAAAATGTGTAATTCGCTTATTTCTCCTCTAAAGAACTTGGCTAATCTCTCCGCCAGTTCGACAGATGGGACTTGCTCGCATCTTTCAATGCGGCTCAACGTTGCAGGATCTACCTGTACCCCGGTTGCAACGTGCAATAAGGTCATGCCATGCGATTTTCGCAATTTTCTTAATGGTGATTGCATAACGCCTCCTATTTTTGCGTATTACGCATGTTATTCCACGCTAGCGAATTGCGCAAGTTGCTTTGCACGAAACGCAAAAACAACATGTAATGAGTGAATGAAAATAGGATCTCGCATACGACAACTTCGCTTAGCGAAGAACATTAAAATCGCAGAGCTTGCAGAAGCTGTGGGCGTTGATGCTGCCAATATTTCCAGGCTTGAAACTGGTAAACAAAAGCAGTTTTCAGAACAGACACTTAACCGACTTGCTCAAGCTTTAAGCGTAAGTGTACCTGACCTATTTACCTCTGACGAAAATGATACTACTGTACATATAAACAGTGAAAAATATGCATCTCCCGTAAAGGATGTGGATGTATACAGAGTCGAGGTACTTGATGTGAGCGCAAGCGCCGGGGCAGGACATATACACGGTAGTGACGTCATAGATGTCATTCATGCTATCGAGTTCAGCAATGATCAGGCATTGGCAATGTTTGGTGGCAGGACTCCATCTGGAGTAAAGGTCATCAACGTTCGCGGTGATAGCATGGCCTCAACGATTGAGCCTGGCGACCTAATCTTTGTGGACGTAACTATCAATGAGTTCGATGGGGATGGGATTTACGTCTTTGGTTTTGATGGAAAAGTTTATGTTAAACGCCTGCAGATGATACCAGACCAACTGCTAGTCATCTCTGATAACCCTCGTTATAGAGAATGGAATATAACTAAAGAGAATGAACACAGATTCTATATCTATGGAAAGGTTTTAATAAGCCAGTCTCAGTCCTTTAAACGGCATGGATAGCATTCATCATCATAAACTAGGCCTCATTCGAGGCCTTTTTTTTCGCCCTAAATTTGCGTTTTACGCACATAGCTATTGCGTTACTCGCAATTTATGATTATCTTCTACTCGTCGGCACATGACGAAACTTACGGACAAGGATGAACAGAACACAACATGGAAGAGCATTCCCCTTCTTTCCGGTGGGGATCGGTTTGTAACTGAAGGAGTGCGCTTCCAGTTGTGACGTGTACAAGCGTACCGCAGCGCCGGTCGACGCAATTTTTAATCCACCCGATAACGGTTTCTTGAGGGTAAACACATGTCTTCATGTTACGCAGTAGTTTTAAACGGTAATACCGAAATTAAATACTTCCCGTTCCACGACTCACGTAGCGCTGACGATGCTGAAGCTATGGCGGATGAGTGGCGCTACAAGGCGATCGACGCTATTGGAGCGGAAGAGTCTTCTCGCTTCCACTTGCGCGTAGTTCGCCCAAAGGTCGTTTTTCAGCTTCCATCCGGAGCCGTGGTGGAGTGTGACCTTGATGACGTAGACATCAACCCGCGAGCCTGCGCCGACCTTGATTACCACCTCTGCGCATTCGGGTTCAATCGTGGTCTTGACTATTGCGGTAACTGGGACTTAGACGGCGCTGAAATTATCGAATACATCGCATAACGGCTTATTTGGCGGCTATCCAGTCTTCCACCAGCCAAACAGGAGGAAGAGGATAATGTTCTGATGGGTAACCGCCCTTTTTACACAAGACACGAGAGCACTACCGAGTGACGGGCCCATAACCCAATCCGCTCGGGCTGATGCAGCAGCTGGTGTTCTCCTGTGTTGTGTGGAGATAACTAACTAATCCTTTGCAGAGGAAACAGAAATGAAATTATCAAAGTTACGTAACGCCATTGTCTATCGGGCTACTTTGCCCAGTATTGAAGCGGTTGAAGGGCACCTGCAGGAATTGCCATACTCTGAACTTACAGAAACGGAGTTCGCGCGGGCTTCCTTCGTCCCTAACCCGATTACCGGTGAGCTGGTTACGCCAATTACTGGCGGTTATGCAATCGTGGTTCGCCGCGATGAAAAAATAATCCCCCAGCACGTCGTGATGAAAGAAGCAAATGAGCGTATCCAGCGCATCGAAAATGCGTGTGGTCAGAAATTGAAGCGCGCTGACCGTAACAACATTATCCAGGATGCTAAGGTTCAGCTATGCAAACAGGCATTCATCAAGTCGTCTCTGATCCTGGTCCTGTATAACACTGAAGAAAATCTGCTGATCATTAATTCCGCCAATAAAAATATTGCCAATTTAGTCGGGGCGATGCTGGTTAAAGTGATCGGCTCAGTCAAAACAGTCACGATCAACATCAGTAATATCAAAAACGGCCTGACAACGCGCCTTAAAAACCATCTGGATGGCGAAGAATCAGCCTTTGCCGGGTTTGAGGTCGGTGATTATGTCCAGCTATCCCGCCTGGCAGAACAGAAAGAAGTTATTCGCTACTCTGCGGAACACACTTCCGTTACCAGGGAAATTCTGGAGAGCCTGAACACAGGTTTTATCGTCGATAACATGGAATTAAGAGGCTGTGGCGTCTCTTTTCTGCTTACAGATAAGTTCCATTTCCGGCGGATCGATACCAAGGATAATGATTATTCTGATGATGACGACAAAGCCTACCGCTGGCGTCACCAGGCAGGTACGGACATGTTCCAGTTCTGTAAAGTAATTAACCAGCTTTGTGATCTGCTCGCCTACAAAGAGCCCGAAGAACAAAAACCAGCAGCCTGATTAGAACAGCAGCAATTACCCCATTCTCATGGGTTGGGTTGCTGCACCCTAAATTTACGCGTTGCAGCGCGTCAGATGGAGAACAAAAGATGGCTAAGACAGCAAAACAACTGATTAAACAGGCGTACGAAATAGCCAAAACTATGCCACCAGAACATGCAGCAATAATCAAGGAACTGGCTACCGTCCTCGATGTTTCGAATGTAGCTCTGCGCCAGACGCGCACCGAACGTGACGCCCTTCTCGCAGAGGTCAAATCCTGGGCGAAGGAGTGTGATCGTATTACTGAGCGATATACCAAGAAGCGCATAAATCTGCATGTCCTCGAAGCAATGCGCGATTTGAAAGCAATTTCCCCCACCAGCTTCCGTAACGTGGAGGCTCTCTGATGGCTAAAGACTCAAAGCTGGTATATGGCGCGAGTGGCAAAACGAACGTTTTGACGTTCGAACCTGAAAACCTGCACCTGGTTACCGACAAAACGCACCCGCTTTACGATGAGCGTATCCACCTGCCTATCAGCGAGGCAATGGTGCTGAACATCATGGACCAGGGCGTTCTTGAGCCGATTATCGTCTGGAAAGACCCGGAAACAGGGCTGTCTTGTGTAGTCGATGGTCGCCAGCGTGTGCGCCATACACTGGAAGCCAACAAGCGACTGTTGAAAGAGGGTAAAGAACCGTTACTGGTTCCAGCAGTTGCTAAACGTGGCTCCGCCGTTCGCATGGCGCAGGCGATGGTAAGTGCTAACGAAATCCGCCAGGCAGATACGCCACTGGGCCGAGCAAAGAAAATGGCTGATGCGCTGGAACGCGGGCACGACGAGGACGATTTAGCGCTGATGTTTGGCGTGAGTGTCCAAACCGTACGCGCAACTCTGTCACTGCTGGATGCCACCCAGGCTGTTCGCGATGCAGTGGAGTCCGGAACGGTCACCGTTACCCAGGCGCGTCAGCTGGCATCACTTAAACCCGAAGAACAGCGGGAGAAGGTCTCTGAAATCGAAGCGGCAACTGCTGGCACAACCGGCCATGAAAAAGCCCGGCGTCAGCGTCAGATACTCGGGGATGCAAAGCCGCGCCTGAAAACCCGCAAAGAAATCACAAAAGCCCTGGAATCTGCCGAGGGTGAGTATGCAAGCGCACTTCGTTGGGTGCTTGGGGAGGAATCATAATGAGCAAAATAGGCGATCATTTCTTTGAATTTCCGGCGTCGCGTGGAACTCAGGGGGATTCAATTGTCCTGATGCTGACAGTACCTGCGCGGACACTAACGCGAGTCCTCGCCAGCGATAACTACGGCGACACCCTTGATCGATCTCAGCGAGAACTGAACCCCGCCAGGGCGAAAAAGTTTTATCAGTATCTCGTTGAAGCATACGAGAATAAGGAACCATTCATTATTCCGCCGCTTGTAGGTAACTGCGACTCGTATGTTGAATTCGAAGAGTTCGGAAACACTAATGTCGGGGTGGCCCGTTTCCCGATGGATGCAGAGATTAAATTGTTTGATGGTCAACATCGCGCAGCAGGGATTGCTGAGTATTGCCGCACCATTGATGAACCTATCCATGTTCCGATGATGCTTACTCTCCAGTTGCCACTGAAGACGCGGCAGCAGTTTTTCTCGGACATTAACAACAATGTTTCGAAGCCATCTGCGGCTATCAACATGGCCTATAACGGGCGCGATAAGAACGCGCAGGAGATGGTCAGCTTAATCAGTTCACACGACGTCTTTTCTGAAGTCACCGATTTTGAGCATAACGTCGTTCCCGCGAAAAGTGATAAGTGGGTGAGCTTCAAAGCCCTAAGTGATGCCACGGCAAAATTTTCAGGTTCCTGCTCAAAGGATGATCTTGAAGGGTTGTGGAATGCGTGGCTAATGCTGACTGGTTTAGATGATATTCGCCAAGGTACGAACCAGGCAGAGTACAAACGTGAATACATCCAGTTCCATGCAGTGATGATTAACGCCTTCGGCTACGCAGTGCAGCGGTTAAGCGAAGGCCGGGGAGTTCGCGGGGTCACACTGATGATTGAGGACCTGGTAATGAATACCGGCATTGCCGAGCGCGAAGATTTTTTCCTCATTTCATCATGGGACGGGATTTGTGCCAGCTGTGAGAAAGCCAGGCCAACGGTCATTGCGAATGTATCTGCTCAAAAGGCGGCTGCAGCACATCTGATGGATGCCATCGTGAATAAAAACTTGTCTGTTAGCCGCGGTAAGGAGGCCAGCCATGACTGATATCACCGAACTGGCGCAACTGCGTGGCCGTACTGTCGACTATCCGTATTACCTGGTTGAGTGCGACTGTGGAAAAATTTATCCCAGCAGTGAATTGAGTGGTGGCGAACCTATGGGCGACTCTGGTGATTATTCAGATTGCTATTGTCCGCACTGTGGTGAAGGCGAAGAGCATTTTGCGGAATGCGCAGACCCAGAAACTGCGTGGAAAGCGCAGCAAGACAAGATTGATGCGCTGGTAGAGGCGCTGGAGAAGGCGCAGGCCATCAACGCAGCAGCCGAGAAGCTGGTCCGCTGCAAAGGCCGCTATCACAGTGAGCTGAACTATCGAGCACTGGCGGCGCTGTTTGGTGTGAACACTCCAGATCTGCCGCCGCTGGAGCATGAAAACGTCCATTATGTCGATGCTGCAGAGATGGAGATTGCAGCACTTCGCCAGCGCATCGCCGAGCTGGAGTCCCGCACCGTGAAGCTGCCTAAAAGATTTTGCCCGGAGGAGTACGAAGGAAGCCTGCTATGGTCAGAAACGGAAGTTTGGAACCAGGCCATTAGTGCATGTAATGGCGCACTCCGTACAGCAGGCATCAAGGTAGAGGATGAGTGATGGCACTGACACACGATGAACTTTGCCAGATAGCCTGCCGTTTTCTGCAAAACAACGGTTTCAAGGTGGCCTTTCATGACCGGTTCCGAGCATGGACGCCATACGGTGAGCAGGCTGATGCAATCGGCTTTCGCAATGGGGCCAGTTGTTTGATTGAGGCTAAATGCTCTCGTTCTGACTTGTTGGCCGACCGCAAGAAGCCTTTCCGTGTTGAACCCGAGAAGGGCATGGGAGACTGGCGTTTCATGATTAGTGAGCCGGGTATCGTAAATATTGAGGATTTGCAGCCTGGCTGGGGATTGCTTCACGTGGTCAAAGGTCGGGTTAAGAAGGTTCACGGCTGGCCTGGAAACTGGGAGTGGGTTAACCGGGACAGCAAGCCATTTCAGGCTAACAAACAGGCGGAATGCGATTACATGTTTAGCGCTCTCCGTCGCATGGACTTACGCGGCCACCTCAAAGAAGTATACGACGGCGTGATAGTTAACCGGGCAGCAGAAGGAGCCAACCAATGACCAAATCAACCATAACCAGAGAGCAGTTACTCTAAATTATTGAAACCGATCACGTGCAGTGTGGTGAGGCATCGTATCTCGCCCGCATGGCGCTGGCCGCAATGGACAGTGATCCGGTGGCATGGCGACAACCTTTTACCGGCTGCTGCGTATCCTCTATTTTTTATCAAGACGGTTCATCGCCTCTCGATCATGGATATGAGCCGCTCTACGCCGCACCTCCAGAGCCGGTAGTGCCGGTAGTGCCGGTGAAAATACCGCGCAGTGTTTATCAGGTTATCTATCAGGAATGCGGCGGGTTCGTAGACTGCGATGCCAATGCTCAAACAATCTGGGACGCCTGCCGCGCAGCCATGCTCGCAGCCGCCCCGCAGGAGGTGAAAGGTGAATAAAGTCGAATTGCTTCAGAAGATATCGGCGCTCGCTACTGAATGCCACGCGCTGGCCTGTGAGCTTGATATTGGTGATGAGCGAACCGAAATGTTCGAAATCTACAGCGTGCTACACAACCTCGGTCGCCGCGGGTACGCCTGCCAGGTAGGGCGGCGAATGAATCCATTGCTCGCATCCTGCGATGACGACGATGATGAGGATGATGACTGATGCCAAGTAAATTAAAGCGCCGGCGATGGGGGCGTATGCGGGATGATTTAGCCTGGTATAAGGATGAAGCAAAGGACCTTCATTGCCGTCTTATGGAATTAGCCGATGAAGTTGCAAACCTTCGCAAACAGATTCTCCCAGAATCTAAAACGGTGATTGCCAAACTGAAGATGTACGAAACAGGTAAGGATGATCGAGACCACCAGCTATGCAGAAGATGTAATGACGGGATTCGTGGTGGTTGCTCGTCATGTGCTTATAACGTTCGATAACCGGGTGCAGCCGGTATGTGGAGAAGAAATGTCACGTATGGTCTCTTTACTCGAATGGGCGAAAGATGAATTCGGCAGTGAAGCCCCTAGCGAGCGAGTATTAAAAAAATACGCTAAAGGTCAGATGATAGCGCCACCACCGATGAGAGTCGGACGGCGCTGGATGGTTGACAAAGAAGCTCGTTTTATAGGTGTAGTTGCTGAACCGCAACTTCCAATAAATGTTAACCCAAAACTGAGACGGATAATTAGCGATGGCAGCTAGACCGCGTACCCATAAAATCACTATTCCAAACCTATATTGCAAACTTGATAAACGTACCGGAAAGGTTTACTGGCAATACAAACACCCGATATCTGGTCGTTTTCACAGCCTCGGCACGGACGAAGCTGAAGCAAAGCAGGTGGCAAGTGAAGCAAATACTATTATTGCAGAGCAGCGCACCAGGCAGATCCTTGGTATTAACGAGCGCCTAGCTCGCATGAAAGGAAACCGCACGGATATTACAGTTTCTTCATGGCTCGACAAATATGAATTGGTGCAGGAGGAAAGATTGAAACACAACGAGCTGCGCCCTAACTCTTTTCGACAGAAAGCTAAACCAATCCGTCTTTTTCGGGAACATTGTGGAATGCAATATCTAAAAGATATAACAGCACTTGATATTTCCGAAATAACAGATGCTGTTAAGGCAGAGGGTCATAACAGGATGGCTCAAGTTGTACGCATGGTACTAATAGATGTTTTTAAGGAGGCTCAACATGCTGGTCACGTTCCGCCAGGATACAACCCAGCCCAAGCAACGAAACAGCCACGAAACAAGATAAGCAGACAAAGGCTATCTCTGGAGGAATGGAAGGCTATTTATACATCCGCCGAACAACAACAACCTTATTTACAATGTGGGATGTTGCTTGCCATTGTAACAGGGCAACGCCTCGGAGATATTTGCAATATGAAGTTTTCGGATGTATGGGATGATATGCTGCATATTGAGCAGGAGAAAACAGGAACCCGATTAGCCATTCCCCTTTCTCTCAGAAATGAAGCGTTAAATATTACTCTGAGTGATGTTATTTCAAAATGTAGAGATGCTGTGGTGAGTAAATACCTTGTTCATTTTCGCCATAGCACCTCACAGGCTAGTCGTGGTGACCAAGTGTCAGCCAAGACACTTACTTCAACGTTCAAGAAAGCACGGGATAAAAGCGGTCTAACCTGGGAAGAGGGAACAGCTCCGACTTTCCATGAACAGAGATCTCTTTCCGAGCGCTTGTATCGTGAGCAAGGGATAGACACCCAGAAACTATTGGGCCACAAAACAATGAAAATGACTGACAGATACAATGATGACCGCGGTAAAGAGTGGATCATTGTTGGTAAAAAAGCAGTATGA